AAGTTTTGGATTTACTGATACAAAAGAGTTTGCTAAAGAACTCAAAGCTGTTGAGAAGTTGATTAAAACGGAATACAAACTGAAGTCAATGCCCAACCCCTGGAGATCAGCCAAGAGTGTTGTTTTGGGAGCTATGCAAAACCTGATACAACTCACCGACTCTAACGGAGAAATACTAGGTAAGAGCACCATTCAAACAAAAATAAAAATGGCTAAAGAATTGGTTGAACTGGACAATTTGAAGCGGTGCATATCAGCTTGTAACTCTATTCGTAAGCACATTGAAACACTTACTCCTGCTGATAAGGAGTCATTGAAACTACACGTAGAGGAGATTTATAAACTATGCTAACTAAAAGCTTGGACGTAGCTAGGTACGTTAAGGCTTCAGCAGGTAGGGCATCTCTTAATGTGGTATTTGAAGACAAAGGATGTCCCAGACATGATGGCAGAACTATATATCTGCCAAAGATAACCAGACACACAACGCTGGAACAGATGCAAGAGATTATGTCCAGTACAGATCACGAGGTAGCACATGATTTGTATTCAGACTTTACTATCTTGCACGAAAAGAAGTTGGATACAGCTAGTAGCACCCTTGGAATCCTCTGGAACATACTAGAAGATTCAAGGGTCAATGCTCTAGAAGCTAAAGAGTACGAGGGATTTAGGGAGCTCTGGGATCTATCTACTCCCAGGTTACTTAAAAACATCAACAGAAAAACTAGCGGTAAGTCTGAGTTTGATATTCTTCTTAGGTCTCTTATCAAGTGGGATACAGGGGCAAGTGCTGCTTTGTTTCCTAGTTGTGAGCTGGCTGGAAAAGAGTTTGTTACTGATAACAAGCTGGATCTAATCCTTGAACGGTTTACACCCAGGCTGTTAGCTTGTCAGGATGAAATAGAAAAGAAAGCTGGGTCTAAGATGACCTACGATCTGGCAGTAGACATACTCAAAGCTCTTGGAGGAAAACCACCAGAACCAGAAAAGAAAAAAGAAGCAACAGATGAAGAAGGAAAGGGAGAAAAGAAAGAAGAAAAAGGAGAACCAATAGAAGATAAACCTAAAGGAATAGATACAAAAAAAGAAACAAGCGATGACCCGGAAAAAGATGCACCACCTGCTCCTCCGGGAGATGACGAGTGGTCTATTGCCAGAGTAAAGATACTAGATATTGAAGACAAACTAGTTTCTACTCACGAAGCCAGGGAAGATGAACGTATGAGCAAAGTAGGTTTGCTCTACACAGTTAGCTTCTCAGGAAAACCTGATAGCTGGAAAGCAACTACTCCAGATGAGTTTGCTGTAGTTAATTATCCTAAAGACACTGCAAGAAAAGATCTAACCAAGATGCTTAGATTAGATACACCATCAGTTGGGTTCTTCAAGGATAATTTTAAATTACGTGTTAGAGACAAATCTGCATCTGTAGATAACTTTGCTCAACAAGTACGTAGGCTTATACAGATACGCTCCAAGGTTAGGTATGAATATGGAGTCAAGAAAGGAAAGCTAGACTACCCAAGACTTTCCAGACTGGCTCTAAAGTTACCTGGCTTTTCAGAACGTATATTTAAAAACAAAATAACCAACTCTACTTTAGATGCTGCGGTAACTATTCTAATAGATATGTCAGGAAGTATGTCTGGAGACAAGGTTTTGTTTGCTTGTGAGGCAGCACTGCTTCTTAACAGTGTGTTTTCTATATTAAATGTTCCTTTAGAGATACTAGGCTTTACTGATACAGAGAACGTACACGATGCTGACACTCTAATGTATGTGTACAAAGAGTTTTCTACTTTACACACACCAGAAGACAAACTACTAGAGTACATTGGAGCAAGCAGTAGCAGGATGAGAGGCAACCCTGACGGAGATTGTATTCTTTGGTCTTACGATAGGTTGCTAAAGAGAAAAGAAAAGAAACGATTGTTGATAGTAATGTCTGACGGACAACCAGCAGCAAGTAGACCTAGTGATGATTTAGCTGCATATACATTGAAAGTAATACAAGAGATAGAGAAGTTTAAGAGAGTGGAAATCTATGGTTTAGGACTGTGTGATGAATCAGTAAACCGCTTTTATAAACATCACTCTACAGTAGCAACGCCTGAAGATATTCCTTTTAAATTGTTAGAACTCATAGAGAGGAAGTTACTAAATGACTATTAAATCAGAAGTGGTTCCTGTTGAAGATTTGGTTAAAACAGCAATCAAGGATGCCATATCACGGCGTAAGGGAGTTGAAGAAGCGGATGGGGTGCACACAGAGATAGACACAGTTGTTACTTTGCCTGTTGCTAAAATAAAACCAGTAAAATACATTACTCCAGTAGTTCTTGAAACAAAGCAGGTGTACGTAAAAGACCTGTTACCTGGTCTTGAGTTTGACATTGATTTTCCAGTGTCTAAATACGTTCCAGAAGATTGGGATGAACGTATCAGAGGGTTTATACCTAAAGTAAATCCTACCTATGTCTTAGATCCGCTAGTTACCAAAGACATCCTAATGGCATGGGAAAGCAAAGATAAGATCCTTATCTATGGGCCCACCAGTGCTGGTAAGAGCTCTATAGTCGAGCAACTCTGTGCTCACACAGGTCGTCCTTTCTTCAGGCTGAATTGCACAGGAGATATGGACAGCTCAATGATCTTTGGACAACAAGCTGCCAAAGATGGGTCTACCTTCTGGGTAGATGGCACTGCTACAGAGGCTGTACGCTACGGAGCCGTGTTTGCCTGGGATGAGTGGGACGTTACCCCTCCTGAGATCACAATGGGCCTACAGTGGCTCCTGGAAGAGGATGGGAAACTGTTCCTGAAAGAAATGCCTGGATCTTCAGAAGAGAAGTTCATTACTCCAGAAGATAGGTTTCGCATTGTTGCTCTGGGTAATACCCAGGGTCAGGGCGATGACACAGGAGCACACAGCGGAACCAACGTACAAAACACAGCAACCCTGGATAGGTTTGGAACTACTATCCGCATGGGGTACATGCTGGAAAATGTTGAGTGCAAGATGCTAGAGGGCAAGTTTCCTAAGCTGGCAACAGATGTTATTAAGAACTTGGTTAAGTTTGGCAATCTTATTCGACAAGGGTATTCCTCCAATCAACTAACTCTTACGATGTCACCCCGTGCTCTACAGTCTGTTTGCAAAAAGATGCTTACGGGGTACACCATAAAGAGGGCCATTGATTTGTCTTATGGGAACAAGCTGACTGAGACACAGCAGAAGGTCACTAATGAACTGTTTCGTAAGATCTACGGAACTAAAGCATAGAAAATGATTGATAAGAAGTTCTTAAAAGATCACTCCAGCACCCTCACTCTTGGTACCCAGATTAATGTGAACCATGAGGGATGTAGTGCTGGGGTGGATAGTAAGAAACGCTTGTACATTAAACGTGTAGTCGGTGGTGTACTTGGGTATTGTCATCACTGCCGAGATCACGGATTCTGGAGAGAGCTATCTACTGATGGCACTCTTTTACGGAAGTGGTTAATGGGAGAAAGTACTGACCATCCTATTGTTGATAGAGAAAGCTACACAGACTATGACGTAGGTGGTAATGACATAGATAGTGTACGTATTCTTAATTGGTTACATAAATATTATATCAATCCAGTAACAAACCATATAGACAATAGATACTTTAGACAGAAAGGTAGTGCTCTGTTTATACCACTACACAGTGGTAGCGGTAAGAAGTATGGGTATCAACTAAGACACTTTAATCTTGGTGATAGTAAATACACAACGCACTACACAAAAAATGTACCAGATGATGTGTCTTGGTTTTTTAATACTGCACCAAAACAAGACCGTGTTTTATATATAACTGAAGACTACACCAGTGCTTATCGTATCTGGAGAGACACTGGGCAGCAGTCTTTAGCATTACTAAAAACATCTATCTCTAACTACACAATAGGAATGATACGTAAGTTGCACTATAAAACTATTCGTATCTGGTTAGATCCAGATGAACCAGGGATTGTTGCTTCAAAGAAAATAATAGAAAGACTTAGGTATTGTCTAGATGATGTAAACATTAGTCAGAAAACAAGAAGAGATGTTCCAGAACCAAAAGTATTTACAGTAGAACTCCTAAGGAGATTTTGTGGACTTTGACATACTGTTCTTATGCGCTGAAACAAGAGCTAACTACTACAAGTACAGGCCCTACATTAAGAACCATGTAGTCCAACCTGAAACTGTGACAATCCTGGACTCAATGGGAGACTTCTACAAGGCTTTCCCAGGTGTTACTAATATCAGTTGGGAGCCTTTCAGTAGTTACTTGTTTGCTACGTTTGCTATACGGCTTACAGCCGACAAGATTTCTATTCTTCGTACGGTAATTAAAAGAATGGAGACCTTCAAACCAACCTTGGCTTACGATGAAGTAATCAAAAGCCTTATAGAAATGGACTACCTGGCAAGGATTGCAGACGAGTGTGTGAAGGTACGAGAGGGTGCTTCAAACATAGAAGCTATTAATTCACTAACAATAGAGGCTCTAAGAAATGTTGAACGGTATGTTGATAAAGATGAGATGTTCGTTATTCCTGACATCAGTACTATTGTTGATCGTATTGTATCGACTGGCTACGAGTGGAGACTTATGGCTCTTAATCGTAGCCTTGGTCTTCTCCGTACTGGGAACTTCGTTATTGTGGCGGCTCGTGTTGAGGTAGGTAAGACAACCTTCCTAGCTAGTGAGGCAAGCTTTATAGCTCCACAGATCCCAAAAGACAGGCCAATAGTCTGGGTCAACAACGAAGAAGAGTCTGAGATGGTGTTCTTCAGGGTGGTTCAGGCAGCTCTTGGCAAGACATCAGCAGAGCTGGTAGCTGACAAAGGCAAGGTTATGGAAGAATACGCAGCCTACATGGGAGGTAACGCTAAAAAAGTTATCATCACTAAGGGAGATATCAACGACGTTAAGAACTTATCTGCGTTGTTTAAAGACGTTAATCCCGGCATGATTATCTTTGACACACTGGATAAGGTGTATGGGTTTCACAAGGAGGACAGAGAAGACCTCAGGCTAGGACGCATATACAAATGGGGCAGGGAGTGTGCTCGTGAGTACGGGCCCGTAATAGCAGCTAGTCAACTTGCTGGTAATGTGGATACAATGAAAGACCCTGCCTTCATAGGCATGGATTCCCTCAGAGGTTCCAAGACAGACAAGCCCGGTGAAGCTGACGCTATCATTACTATCGGTAAGTATCAGGCACCAACCACACCTGAGGAACACATTCTTAGAACTATAAATATTCCTAAGAACAAACTACCTGGTGGAGGTAAGTACCAAATAGAAAGTGAGCGACACGGGCAGTATATTGTAAAGATAGATGCTCGCAGGGCTAGATATGAGTAGTAAAAAACTAAGGACAACACATGACATCTATGGACAAGTGGTACAAAGAGCATCTGCCTGATCCAACAACAGTAAAAAACGTAACACCAATAACGTACAGGCAGCAGATAGCAAGAGACAGACTAAAACAACTAGAAGAAGAACGTAAAAAAGCAACGCCTTTGAGAAAGGAAGAGAAGTGAAACTACTCACTTTAGACGTAGAGACAACTATGAACGCTCCGGGAGACTTGGATAAAGCTCATCCAATGCACCCAGATAACTACATTGTGTTACTAGGAACACGGATTACTGGGCAATCAGGCTCACAGTGCTACGGCTCAGATTTATGGGAAAGCAATCTTTATGAGCAACTCTATAACAATGACTTTGATTTTATTGTTGGGTGTAACATATCTTTTGACTTGCTGTATATGTACAAAGAATCTATAGAGTACAAAGAATCTATAGATATAAAACAACTTCTACAAAGTAAAAGATTGTGGGACATACAGATAGCTGAGTATCTGCTTACAGCTCAACAGAGTAAGTATCCTTCCTTGGATAGCATGTCTGTTAAGTACGGCTTACCTGTCAAAGATGCTGCGGTAACAAGTTACTTTGATAAGGGCATTGGATCTGACAGGATTCCTTTGGATCTGTTGCGAGAGTATCTAGCTAGGGACGTTATAAACACAGAACAGATAGCTCTTAAACAAATTGAGCAGGCTATTGAGTCAGGTCAATTAAACCTAATCATCAGTCAAATGGAAGCTTTGCACTGTACAACTGAGATGATGTACAACGGCTTGAACATTGATATGGAGTACTACAAAACCTATGCTGCTGAAGTAGCTGTAACCTTTGCAGATAATGAACAGAAACTTAAAGACAATATAACGCATCGCTTAATGGTAGACGATAGTCTTTATCCATTGGATGATGTGGCTAGTCCTACTCAGTGGAGCAAACTTCTGTTTGGTGGAACTAAGAAGGTAGATACTAAAGAAGTTATAGGGCTCTATAAGAACGGTAAGGTTAAAACCAAGAAGGTCACTACTGAAGTCAAGACCTCTGCCTTCTGTGACATAGCTCCCCTAGATGAATGGAAGAGTGAGAAGACTGGCAAGGTATCAGTAGATGAGAAGGTATTAACAGTAATAGAAAAAGAAACAAAGAAAGAAGAAGTAAAAGAAGTAGTAAGTACATTACTAAAGCATAGAGATCTAACTAAACAACTAACTACATATATACAGGGTCTAAGTAAACACGTTATATACCACAAAGATGAAGACGCTTATTCAATACACGGAAGACTCAACCACGTAACAACCTCTACAGGAAGGTTGTCTTCTTCTAGTCCTAATCTACAAAACATAAGCAACAACCCTATCAAGAAGGTCTTTACTTCCAGATGGGGTGCTCAAGGTTGTTTGGTAGAGTTTGACTTCCAACAGCTTGAAGTAGCTGTACTGGCCCACCTCACTAAAGATCCACAACTAATTGAGGACATCAGTACTGGAAAGGATATTCACACAGAACTGTACAAAGATATGTTCCATGTGGAACCAACCAAGGAAGAGAGGAAATGGTTTAAACGGCTCACCTTTGGTTTAATCTATGGAGCTGGTGCTAAGACCCTAGCTGACAACGCTGGATGCAGCCTGGACGTTTCTAAGGGGTTTATGGAGGCTTTCTACAGCAGGTACCCAGGAGTACAAGCTTGGAACGAACAAATACAGACTAAAGCTGCACTAGAGGGGCTACATTTTGTTTCTGATAGTGGCTATGACCCAATTAAAACCTGGCTTCATAGAAGTGAGACAAGCAGAATATATTGTTTTAAACAATACAAGAACAAGTATGCAGACTCTGGGTATTCTTCCAGACCAGAGTATGGGTATAGCCCTACAGAATTAAAGAACTACCCAGTACAAGGGCTGGCTACAGGTGACATTGTGCCAATGATGCTAGGGGTTCTGTTCAGAAAGTTTAAAGATACTGTAGGACTTAAGCTTGTTAATACAGTACATGACTCCATATTATTTGATATGGTTGGAAATGAGGAGCACATTGATAAAACTATAAAGGAGATAGCACATGTTCTAAACAATACACATCTGTTTTATGAGAAGACGTTTGATAAGCCGCTGGCCCTAAAGCTTAGTGCAGGGTGTTCAGTAGGTAAAAATTGGTTTGAAATGAAAGAGAGAACAATATGAGTGCAATGAACGGTGTTGTAGAACAACTGGCTACTAAAGATGTAACCACAAAGTTTGGTGTTAAACCCACCTACTCTTTGAAGGTAGATGGCAACTGGGTTAAACACGGATTTAAGAAACCACCTTGCAACGTAGGAGACACCATTGAGTTTGATGGTGAAGAAGGTAAGTATGGGGTTGAGGCAAAGAACATTGTAGTGACAGCAAAGGGAGCACCAGGGGCTGTTCCTGTTGCCAGTGTTACTAGTATCAAACCAAGCAGCGGTGGTGGGTACAGCAACAAAGTATTTCCTATTCCTCCATTGCACGGAGATCGTTCTATAGTTCGTCAGAACGCTCTGGCTCGTGCCACTGATCTGTACATAGGAGCAAGAGGTGGCAAAGCATTTGATCTAGATGACGCTACATCTACCTTGGTTATCCGTATGGCTCGTAGCTTTGAAGCCTATACAGCAGGTGATCTGGATCTAGCAGCAGCCAAAGCAGAGACAGAGGTAGAGGATAAAGCAGTAGCAGCAGCAACTAAAGCAGCAGCCTAGCAACACAAACAACCCAATCAGGCACCCACGGGTGACTGGTTGGGCAACACAACAACTAGGGAGAGAAACAACATGCTTGCTTTAGTAGACGGCGCTATAATAGATCTTTTGGAGAATCTATTATGGCAAACCAATTCACAGCAGAGTCCTACGTAACAGATACAGAAGCACAATGTTCTGACTGTAAGAAAATAAAATTACATAAAGAATTTCATCGTTGCTCCACATATAAATATAGAAAGGGATGTGCTTACTACTGTAAAGAATGTGCATGTAGGCGAAGTAGACAGAATCATGCAGGACGCGACCACACTGGTAAAAAAATAAAAGCAAATAACAACAATAGAGAAAATAAGCTTTGGGCAATAGAGCATATGGGGGGCAAGTGTCAAGATTGTTTGGGGGTTTTTCACCCGTGTGTATACGACTTTCACCACAAAGACAAAGAAACAAAAAACAATAACCCAAGTTACTTCATCAAAATGAGTAAGGAGAGAGCAATGAAAGAGTTAGATAAGTGTGTATTACTGTGTTCTAACTGCCACCGAGTGAGGCACTTTAAATGATAGCGCTCGTGGACGGAGACATCGTAGCTTATCGCTGTGCAGCATCTGCTGAGACTGAACACGCAGACATAGCCTTTATGCGGGCTAACATCATGCTCAACGATATGATGGGAGAAATACAAGCCACAGGACACAAGGTATTTATCTCAGGGAAGAGGGAAGACAACTTCAGGCTTAAGGTAAACCCTGAGTACAAAGCAAACAGAAAAGACGTAGTTCGTCCAATTCACCTGGATGCTACCAAGGAGTTCCTAGTAACACAGTGGGGGGCCCTAACCTGCCAAGGGTATGAGGCAGATGACGGTCTAGGGATGGATCAAAAGGAAGCTGGCACGGTCATTTGCTCTATAGACAAAGACCTTCTACAGGTACCAGGACTACACTACAACTTCGTCAAGAAGCTTCTAACTAAGGTATCCCCCAGTGAGGGGCTAAAGAACTTCTACACCCAAGTCCTTACAGGAGACAGGACAGATAACGTCATAGGACTGGCAGGAATAGGCCCTGTGAAGGCTGGGAAGATTCTTGAGGGGTTACTGCCAGAAGAGTACTATAACGCCTGTAAGAAGGCTTATAACGACGATGAGAGGCTACACAGCAACTGTAAGCTTCTTTGGGTCTGGAGAGCCCTTAACCAGATATGGGAACCACCCAATGAAGCGCAGCTTAAAGAGGCCTTTGAGGAAGCACCGATCCAAGTTCGAGACCAACTTCAACAACCTCTGTAAGACAAAAGGATACGATCTTGGCTATGAAACAACTTGCCTACCTTTTACAACCGCCCCAGAGAAGAGGCGGTACACCCCAGACTGGACAATCAGAAAGGGCTGGTATATTGAAACCAAGGGTAGGCTTGACTCAGCCGGTAGAAAGAAGCTTCTCTACATCAAACAACAGCATCCAGAAGCTAGAATCCTTGTTGTCTTCCAGCGACACCAAAACAAGATCTACAAGGGCTCCAACACCAGCTACTCCCAATGGGCGACCAAGTCGGGCATTGAGTGGTGTGGGTACGAAGACTCCAACAGGATATTTGCGTTTATCCAGGAAGCCCAGAAGTAAGAAAGTGCGGTAAACTAACGTAATGGTGGATGGCAGAATGAAGAACTAGCCATTAAAAGACAGCTTAAAGCGTCCACTTTATTTGTTGCAAGCCAGCGTGTAATAGTCCAAGGCGTGTACTCCTCCCTCGCACCCCTTGGCGTAAAGAGATTCCTCCTAGCATCTCTTTTTACACGTTGGCTTCTTTTTTAGTGGAGTATTTCAGGACTAAAAACTAATTCTCCAAAGATTAGTTGCCCATTAAAAAAAGTAAACACTAACATTCTGCCGTTCAATAGCTCTATGTGGATGTCTCCACCAGCTATAAAACTTCTTTTTATAACTTGTCCATCCATAGTAGATAAAAACTCTGTAGCTTTTTCAGAAGCCTGGGCAGATTTAGACATAGTTAATCAAAGTCCTTAACAGAGTCACCAATTTTAATAGCAACTTCTTCTTGAGAATCGAGTGCAATCTTTAGCTTGGAAAAGAACCTGCCAAAAGCAACAGCAGAGTTTCCTACAAAGTCAGTGCCAGTCCAGGTTGTTCCTAGTAACAAACATCCCTCTGTGTCTTTCTCAGTATTTCCAACATGGATTCTAACCCCAGCAAAACCTGGGACATCAAGGATGTGAGGTAGATCCCTGTGAAAATGGTTGCTGAAATCTACAATGACCTTGTAGGTACCCTTGGGTATAGCTGTCTCACCGTACACTTTCCAGCTAGACACTGGCTCATTAAGTGAGCTACTGGGTTCTCTTACTTTATCTTCCAAGACATAACACTCTTCAATGTCATCCAGGTACATCTTGGATACTGTCCATCTGTCTCCGTACTCAAACCGTTTAACGTCAATCTTCATAGCTATTTATCCTATCTACGCAAAGCTGGTAATGATTCCATCTTTAATAGTTATAGTCATTCCTACTAAGGAACCAGTAGTAACTGTTCCTGTATATCCAGTGCTTCCATCTGAAGAAATAAACCCAGCAGCAGTAGTTGCTTTAACAGTAGACGCTGAGAAGGTAGCTACGTTGGTTAGATCTTTAGCGTTTAAATTAACGTTAGTTGTAGCATTTGTGTACGGAACATAGGAAAGAGCTGGTATATCACCAGCAACTAATGCTCTAAATGTCGGAACACCAGCAGAACCGTTAGGAGCAGCGTAGACAAAGTTAGAAGTTTGAGAACCAAAGGTAGTAGTAACACTAGTGTAGTCAGCAGCAGTAAGGTGGTAATACTGCCCAGCAGTACCTCCCTGGAGACTTTGTAAGTCAGTATGTCTGCGACTAACTAAGTCGGTAATGTTGCTACCAGTAAAGTTAAGAGAAGCCCAAGCAACAGTACCTTCAATAGCTCCAACAAGAATGTTCCTAAGGTTGTTAAACCAGTCTCTCCAGATATAAGAGTCTGGAGTTAAGAGTTCCTTAGGAATAGGTGGGATTAGTTGTGCCATTATTATCTACCCGCCTCTCTTTCACGTTCTCTGTACTCTTTACGTTTCTCGTTAATCTGTTTAGTACGTTCTTTGTTTGTAGCTTTCTTCTGGGCTGGGGTAGAACCATAGACTGGCACGCCTAATGTTCCTAGTAACGCCCGTTTAGCACCCTCACCTTCAGGAGCAGACATAGCAGCATTAACTTGGAAAGGTAGGCCCATTTTTAAAACAGCTACAGCACGGTTAGCAGCAGAAGGATCAACCATCTTAGGAGCATAGGGACTAGGGTACTCAAGCCCTGTAGTAGCAACTATAGCAGCCTTAGGAAGAAACCCTAGCTTGTTAGTGAGAGTCTTAGCCGGATCTGCTATCCAATGGTACGGTTCCATAGCGTGTTTCATAGCTTGCATACTGGTGCCATCATCAAACTCAATCCTAGTAGGATCCTTATTCTCCCAAATAGGACGATCTGCTGTTAGTAGGTTAATGCCATTAAGCAAGGTAAGGTAAGTAAGAACAGTCTTAAACTGATACAACCTAGCGTAGTCAGCCTGAGTACTAGGCGTAGCCATGCCCCTTATGCCTTCAATAGGGTGCATCTTAAGCGGGTTAAGGTCTTTAGGTAAAGCTGCGGTAAAGGCTTTGATGGTTGAGATAGTCCAGTCAGGAGCAAACAACAGGAGTTGTAGATACTTACGTCCTTCAGGAGAATAAGCAGCCATAGCCATACGTTTACCAAACTCATTCTGAACAGACCTAGCTTCCTGAAACCAGTTCAAACCACCAAAAGCTTTGTTAATAAAACTGATAATCTCCTTACGAGAAGCAGCCTCATCAAAAGGTCGTTCTCTTAAGGAACTTTCTTGTCTATCTTTTAGTAGTTTATAATATCCATCAAAAGCTATTTGTTTTTCTTTTGGGTTGCTAGGAACAAATAAATCAGATCCATAGTCGTATTTTTCTGTAGAGTCAGCCCACTTTTTAGCTTGGGCTATTAAAGATTCGTCTGAAACTTTTTTAGCCTTTTCAAGTCTCTTTGCTTCAGTTTTAGCGTGGTCTATACGAGCCCTCTCAAGGTATTTAAGTGCTACATAAATTTTGCCTCCAGTATGGAGGTAGTCCCAGGTAACCTTGTCAGTAATGCCAAGGGTGTATTTTTCTGTAGTAGTTAAAGCTGACTCTAGGATATGGGTCTTAGGGCCATACTTACCTATCATTGAGTCAGCAAACTTACCTGTGCTGCCAAGGATACCCTTCTTAACGTCTTCAGGAAGCTCAAGCACCAAGCCGCCTTTGATCCATTTATCAACACTATCCCCTAGCCCACCCTTTTTAAACTGCTCTACGGCTTTCCTAATGCCTGAGAACTGGGTTCCTAGAGCCTTGTCTACTATCCCAAGTCCTACTTCTTTTAGGGGGGTATAGATAGGGGTACCAGTACTAGACAGAACTTCCAAAAGACTCTTAGCGTGGAAGAAAGAAGCTATGACGTTAAGTCGTTTAGTTGCTTGGGATACAGTATAGAGTCCGTTAAGAATAGCTCCACCCTTAGTCTCAAAAGCAAACTTAAGAGCAGGAGCAAGATCAGGATGCACAGCGTAGCCAGCAAACTGCCTATCGTTAATCATCTCCCAGCCACGAGGTAGGGGAGCTTCATCAGTAACCCTACGTATCAAAGACTCTCCAGCAGGGTTTCTGGCAGAAAGAACACTCTCAACAAGCTTCTTGTTCTCAATAGCTTTTTCCATTGAGAGACCGTATTGCTTGTAGATCTCGGCTATATCCTTAGTTTTGATCTCCAACCTAAAGTCTTTACCTGCTTGTGCTATACGTTTGTTAATGTCAGCAAGAACACGTTCCAGTTGGGTAAAAGTCTCTACCTTACGTTCCATACCAAAGCGACTCTCAGGAGACATCTTCTTGGTTGAGTCTCCAGCAGTCTTAAATACATCACTAAGGAAAGTATCAAGAGCACCTTTGGGCATATCAGCCCAGTTGACTATGTGGGTTACGTAGTCTGTCAGAAGGCCTTTAACCACACCCTCCTTAAGAGCCCGTTCTCCAATGTCTTTCATGTCGCTTGTATACTTATCGGCTAGATCCTTAGCTGAGCCTGTAAGGGTATCGGTCTTTTTAGCGTCTATGGCTATAGCTACCTGTTCTCTGGTAGCAGCGTCAGGCACCATTTCCTTAAGCCGTTCGGCGTTATTAGTAACATTGCGCCGTATAGCCATCTGGTTATTGAGGT